CTGTTTACAAACACACGCATTGCGCCGTTCAATGTACCAACAAACTTGGTGTTTGTAGGTGCTTCGAATGTGCCTTCTGTTGTGCGAGCAAAAGCTGAAGTTGTTGCAGATTGCAATACTGTCAAAGAAGCTGGAGAAACAACAGCCCAGTTACCTGCACCACGACGTGTGCGTTGTGCGATCAAGTTAGCAACGCGGTTGATCAACACTGCCAAAGCGGCATGCTCATCACCAACGAATGTTGCTGTACCAGATACAGTAGCTTGGTTGTATGTATACTCTGTAGCTGCCAAAGTTTGGAGGCTCAAGAGGATCTCTTGGTCAATCTCAGCTGTGATCTCTTGTGCAAGAGCAGCCATGATTTCAGCTTCTACGTCAATACCGTGCATAGACTGTGCGTCTTGAGCAGATTCAAATGTCCAACGAGCTTGTAACTTGCGTGTCTTAGCTTCAACAGCTTGTTTCAAGATCTGTACGGAAATTTGCTTACCGCCTGTGCCTTCCATTGTTGCTGTGTTGTTACCTGTGTAACCAGTGGCGTTTGTTTGGCCTTGTGGTACAGTAGAGTAAGCAGTAGCAATAGTGAATGGGCTCAAAGCTTCTTGACCAGCTTGCACGCTAGTAGCGGCTGCGGATTGGTCATTCAAACTCTGTGCATAACGAACACGTAATGTGTGGATTTGGCCTACAGGACCTGTCATTGGCTGAACACCTACCAACTCGTTAGCAATAACAGTTGGCATAACACGTCGAATAACTGGCAGAATTACACGATTAAGTGTAGCTACGTTACCAGATACAGTAGAACCAGAAGTTGCGTTCTCACGCAAATACTTTTTGGTGTTTTCGAGGATAACGGACATGGATGTGCGCTTAGATCCGGACAAGCCTTCTAAGAGTGCATCTTTAGTCTCGCTCCAACGACCTTCTAATAATTCTTGTGACATTTAAGTCTCCTTTATTATGTCTTGATTTACAGCCCTGCCAAACGCTTTAGATCGATCACGTTGGATTCTTGTTCAACTTGATCTGCATCTGGACTGCGGGCAGATTTATCGCCAGTTGCTTCAGACAATGACTCTGTAATCACCTTGGTGGCTTTCACGGAGCGATCAGCTAAAACTGCTGGTAGATACTTTTCAAATGCGTTAGACAGACGAGCTGTTTGCACGCTTTCGAGCAAATTACGCATCACTTCTGCTTTTTCCTTGTTCAAAGGAGCCAGCAGTTCCTCTAAGGCAGCTTCACGCTGATTAGATTCTTTAAGGATACGCATTTCGCGTTCTTTGGATTCGACCAGAACTTTTGCTTTCTGAGCGAATTTGACGGCTTCGGCAAGTTTGGCATCTTTGGCAGCGATTGTGTCATGCAATTTGCGAACTTCTTGCTTCTCATTTAAATGAGTTGCACCAAATTCACTTGCATACGCTTCAAAAATACGACGTCCAAAATTGTTCTCGCGAGCAACTTTGATGTCTTCCTTCAACTGGCTGAGTTCACCCTTTAGATGTTGGCTAACAGCGTTGGACATCTTCTTGGCGCTTTCTGTTACAAAACGTGCCTTGAGTGTTTCCAACTGTTTGCGAGCTTCGCGCACCAAACGAACTTTAGTTTCAACAACGTCCTGTTTGTCTTGTGCAAATTCTTGAATCTCACGTGCAAGTGCATGAACCACAAAGTTTTCCAACTTTGTAACGCCTTCACTGTGCATTTTACGATCTTTACGCAATTCGCCAATTTCTTCAGCAAGTTTAGTAACCATAAAGTTGTTGAACTTTGTAGCTGACTCTTTCATCTTGCTTTGGAACTTGACACGATCTTCTGCCAATGATTGCTTTTCAGCTTTCACTTGCTCGATCTCTGCTTGCAGACCTTCTGTTACCATACGATCTAGGGCCTCTACCATCACATGTTTGTCATGCTCATAGCGTTGTGCAAACTCTTCGCGGAGTTCTGCACGCACCTGTTCACGAGCTTCGTTCAACTTGGCTTCCCATGCTTCTGAGATCTGCTGTTGAGCTTCTTCGTTAATCAAGTCGCTATCTAGTAACGGTTTAATAGCATCTAGCATATTATTTCCCTTCAATCTTGAGACCACGGATTAGACGCATTACTTCGTCTTTAACGTATCTCTGTGCTTTGCTGCTCTTGGCTGGGTCTTTGAACATATCCAACAATCTCTGTCCACCTTTATGGTTTAAAAGGCCTTCATAAATTGCTGTGGGATATGCATTTGGAGCACTTGGCTGAGCAACCACATCTACAGTGACAATTTCAAAGTCACTGACATGTCCGGTTCTGTCGTCGACGTTTCCTGATCCACGACTGGAAACCCCTAATTTAACACCGCTTGTAAGCATGGTTTTAACCAGTTCGCCCATCGGTGTAGGTAGTATCTTTAATGTGCCCATACCTGCAGGGCCATCCATCCACATTTTTTCAATCATGTGGCTCACACGATCCAGGTTGATTTTTAAATCTTCTGGGTGATCAACTTCGCCCAACACTGAGTGTCCGGTCTTGATCTGTTCGTTGATGGTGTCTACAGCTTTGGCAATTTCATTTACAGGATATACACGCTCGTTAGCATTGCGCACACCGCCTTCAATGCAAACACCCTTTAACTTCAAGGTTTTTTGACCATCTTGGGCTTCCTCAGACAAGATTTCAAGTCCTGCCTGAGTGAAGCTTAGATGTTCTTTTAGATATCGAGCCATATCCTTGGATTAGCCTTTTGGAAATGGTGTCTTTGTATTGACACCAGCTGCTTGGGCTGTTACTGGCTTAGGTGCTGGTGCTAATTTAGCATTAGAACCGCCTTTGCCTGGTACGTTTTTAAACTGTCCAGCTTCTGGCAAATCACCAGATTTTGGAGCACTACGACCTTGTGCTGTATCACCAGTCATCTTAACTGGAGCACCTTGCATGCCTTTGGCACCACTGTTAAAAGCTACTGTGCTTTTTGTGTTTGTGCCGGCTGGTTCAGAAGTAACTGGCTTTGGTGCTGCGTCCAACTTGACGTTTTCCATCATGTCAAATTCTTCGCTGTCAGACTCTTCTTCTTCACCGTCTTCATCTGAAAACTCTTCAGTATCGGTGTCGTCCATTTCTAAAGCGTCGCCGCCATCGATGTCTGCTACTGCATCACCGTGGTGCTCTTCGCCACCCATTAGGCTTTCAAATTCAGCCATGAGTTCGTCTAACTTGTCTTCTAAGTCAACTACACGATCTTCGATATCATGTTCTGTTTCGTCGTTTTCGTGCATTTCCATGCCTTCTTCTTCGGCTTCAACATCGTCGATCAAGTTGTCGCTGGCATCACCGCCCATTGCGGACTCATCCATTTCTTCTTCAGACTCGTCAAGCTCTTCGCTGTCTTCTTCAGAATCTTCTTCTTTGGATTCGTCGAGTTCTTCTTCGTCTTCGCAAACGCAAGAATTCATGGGCTTGTGGCAACCATCGCACTCGTCCATTTCTTCTTCGTTCATCAAGTTTTCATAGATTTCGCGGCTCTTTTCAACTACGATATCATGGAAAAGCTCTTGAGCTTTTTCTGCTTCATCATTGATCACGTATTCGATCAATTGTTCAAATTTATTAGTCATATGTTCCTCCAATGGTTATGGCTCGTTAGATATTTACTATTAACGAGAAATATTGGTATATTTGAGGTGGAAAAGTGCCCAGATTTGACTGTTTTTGTAACAGTCATGTCATATAGAACTGACTAGAAGCCAGCTGGGGCGGCAGGAGGAGGTGCGTATTGTTTTTTAACTTGTTTTAGTTTTTCTTTGTATTCGTAGGTTCTAACGTCGTTCATTTGTCTTAGTTTGTTCAGCTGTCTTAGAGTCAAGCGAGTTTTACGCAGATCGCCCAGCTTGGGCTGACTGTTGTCCTGGCTAACGTCTTGATAGCCTTCGGGCTCGCGTTGGTAAATTTCGTTTAAGATCATGCTAGTATTTATGCGCCAGGGGTGCCGCCAGCGGTGGCTGGAGTAGGGCCGCCCGGTACTGGCGCTGCTGGTGTAGGAACTCCTCCCTCGGCGCCAGGCGTGCCCAGGCCCATGTCGGCTCCGGCCAGCTCTTGACCGGTTTGGATGTCGCTTTCTAAGCCGGCTGGTGTAATGCCAATTGAGCGTAGATCTTGGCCTTGTGTGGTTTCTAGTTCGGGCTCGTCGCGTTCTTCTTTCCACAACAGTTCGTTTTCTACAATTTCTTCTTGGGTTAGACCCAGGTACCGTTTCATCAAGAAACGTTTGCTCATGTAGGGCAAAGGCTCGATCTGTGCAAACGAAGCAATACGAGCTTGATCTAGTTCGCTTTGACGGTAGCTGGCAAAGTTCTGTGGCTCGCACAGGCTGATGTTGAACAGGCCAGCATCAATGTTGAACCCTCTCCAGCGTAGAAACATTTTGAATTCGTCGTCCAGTTTCTGCATGATCAGGCGCTGTAGGCGCATGCAATACTGGTTAAAGCGGTATTCTTGTATGAGTGCTGTTCCTACACGACCGTCGCTGGTAGTGCGATCTGAGTCGTCAGGACCAGTGGGCAGGTAGCTTGATGGCACACGCAGGCCACGGGCCATTTTGTTGTTGAAGTATTTTAAGTCGTCAATTTCGCCTAGATTAGCACCGCCGGGCAGGGTAGTAACATCCGATCCACGACTGTCAGCCGATACCGGAAAGAAGTAGTCTTCGTTGATGGCTAGCGCATTGTAGCTGGCATCCATCATGTTGCCGCCGCCACCTGTAGTAGTAGGAATACGGCGTTGATGCATTTCGTTCTTGACT